AAATAATATAATAATCTAGGTTTGTTATTTTCTGCGAGCAAGGGCATACCATAAAATACTAATGCCATTAAAACATCTTCAAAAAATATCTCAGCTGTTTGTGGTCTAGCTATGTATTCTAAAAAAAACTCACTAGCAGGTGCGTCTTCCATACTAAATTTAGTTAAACCATGTAAAGCACCTTTGGATCCTTTACCATCAACAGTACCTGATATGTCGTAGCTATCACAACCAAAAGCACCTACGTGCTCATTACCAGGATATTTTAAACCGTTTTTTACTTTTTGTTTATTTTGTAAATGCCTTGGTGGTACCCATGCTATGTTAAATCTACCTTGTTGATTTGGTAAAAACATAACTGTTGTGTCTTTTATACCGTTGGCCCATTGAAAATTACCTTTAGTATAATTAACACCACCTTCGTTTACATCTATTTGCTCGTATATTTTTACTAGATTAAATATACTATTTTTAGTTTCATCTCTGAAAGCATGTTCTTCAGTTCTTGGAAACTGTCTATAAAATTCATTTAAAGCATCTTGATCATTACGTAAACCATCTGCTTCGTTTTGCCAGTGATCTATAACACCTATATCTATGTAATCACCATAGTGATCTAGTATTTCTTCTTCAGGCGTATTAAAAACAGGTTGACCATATTGGTCCATAAAACCTTCATAGTTCCACTCCATTGGGATAAACAAAGAATAAAGACCAGAGCTAGTTTGACCATTTCTGTTTCGTTTTGTAACATCAGAGTCGTAATATAGTTTTTTAAATTCGTTTCCACCTTTATCTAAAGCATTTGAAGTTGATCCCATCATACACTTACCTATAATCTTACTACCTAACCTTAATGTAGTTTTAGTTACACGCCAGTTGTTTAATATGTTATTAGGTCTTTCCCATTTACCACTTTCATCGTGTACTAATAGTTTTAACTTTTCACCATCATAACTATTGTCACCAGTATTTTTCCAGTCTATCGTTGTGTCAAGCCCAGTAAGCTCTTCTGGTTTATCGCTTGTAACAGTAATATTACGTCTTGTAAGTTTTGAGGCTGGTACTCTATATGCTAGTTCTGTTTTAGGTCGATCCATACCATCTTGAATCGGTTTAAAAAAGAAAGGATAGTTAACTGATATAGGTACTACTTTATCGGTAAACATTTTTTTAGCATCAGGACCTGATTTAGATAGTATACCAAACCTAGCGTCACTTGATATTGTTGCCATGTTAACTGTTTCACCTGAAGCCATAAACGAAAAACCAGATCGTCTATTTTTAAGATAACACATACCGTAGCATCGTTTATCCGCTTTACAAGCTTCCCAAAATAAAAAGAATAATCTATTTGCTTCTCTAAAATCTGGATTACCAACGTCTATTTTAGACCATTGGAGATACATATAGTGAGTACCGCTAATATAAGTAGCAACACCCTTGTTATAAAACCAGAAACCTCTTTCTCTCTTTGTGAACTCATCTTCTATATATTCAATATATTTATTTTTAAAATCTTGTGGATATTCACGCCAATCAAATATTGTCTTTATTCTGTTAAGCTCTTTTGGGTAAGGTGTCACTTGCCACTTATCATGCTCAAACTTATGTACATTTTTCGGTGTTTTTGGTAACGCTATTTTTAAATTTTGTATGCTATACACATCACCAATAGTACCATCTTTGCTAATAACTACAACATCATGTTCTTTGTTATAGCCATATTCCCAAGCCTTTCTTTTATTAAGTCTTTTAATTGTGTTTAATTTTATAGGCTTAATAATCTTATATAAACTTTGCTCGTACATTACTTAGATCTTCTTTCAGCAAAACCAGAAAAAGATGGTTCTTTTACTTCTTCTTTTACATTGCCATCTAGCATGTCTTGCTCGTCTTGTATTTTATTCAATATTTCAAATGCGTCAAATATAGCTAACTTTTTAGTTGCTGCAGCATTTTTTAATCTATCAGCGGATACATCGTCTTCTGTCTCTACAATTTTTTCTTTAGCAACTTTTATTAATTCATCAACTGCTTTATACCCAGCTTGGATTATATTCTTTTTCTTTTCCTTGATATTCATATTTAATTGTCATTGCTTTAGTTAATACTCTATATAGCCTTTCACCATTTATTATAAACTCATATTCACTTCTAGGTGTAAAACCTACAAGATCACCAACCTTTAATTGTTTTAGTTCATCACTATTATTAGAATATTTTAAAACACCAACACAAGGAGTTTCTTTATCTAAGCTGAATATATCATTTGAATAAATTGGTTTTACAAAACAATAATCATCCATTGATTTCCAAACATTGTCTTGTTTGTAAAGATACATTTGATCTAATTGAACAAAGTATTGATCTTCTTTAAAATAGCCTTTACTGTTTTGTTCTACACCTCTAACATCTTTCCATCTTCTAAAAACATTATGGTGCACTATTACTTCATCACCTGGTTTTACATTAGTTTTAATACCTAATGGCACAGATAAGACAATAGCATTTCTATTAACATTTTGATGCGTAAAGTTTTCTGTATTTGTAATAAGTGATTTATCACCTATTTTTTTAACATTGTTGTATCTAGAACCTATTGGCTTAACAACAAAGTAATATAAACCTCTCATTAATATTCTAGGTTGTATTCTACAGCTATAGCCATGTTTTTATTAAAATCTTTCCAAGGTAAAACCTCATCTTGTTTTTTAATAAAAATACTATATTTATCTTTTTCTTCTATTATACAATCGATAGTATGCCCTCCATAGACCTCTTGGCCTACAGAGTAGTGCATAGCTTCGTTTTTATAATCTTTACCGATACTAATTTTTCTTATCAGGTGATCCATCTCTATTAATTATACCGGTTTCTATATTTACGGAAACAGTACCGTACTTTTTTTCTAATTCTTTTTGAATTACACCTAACTCAGCTTGAGCCGCGTTAAGCATTTGTATGGCTTGAGTCTTTTGAACTTCCAAACCACCTACATTCATTTGTAAAGAGTTAATTGTTTTTACCTTGCTTTGTATATTTTCTAACTCTTTCTTTGTTATCTTTAAATCTTTATTTTTACTCATTTTATTATATTTAATTACTTATTTTATATTATTACGCAATTGTCACTATTTTTACTTCTTTTTTGCTTCATCAGCTAAAAACCAATTCTTATAGCACTCTCTTCTTAAGTATATCCATTCTAAATAATTATCAACCTTCTTTTTCCAGTCTTTATCTACAGCTGGATTAATAATACCAGACTTGTAACTAGAAAACGTTTTGTTAATATATTTTTTACCTGATATTTGATGATACATCAAATAGTTATTTATACAGTAAAAAGATCCTCTTTGTATATTATTCCAAACATCTATTGGCTGTGTTAGTTTGCCTAAAGCCACTGCATATAAACAGCTTTCACTAATATGTGTTGTATATACCTCGTTTGCTTTTTGTAAAAAGTAATACATGTCAGCATCTCTAGGTAGTATACAGTCTTCACCAAAAAAATCTTTTAGCTCACCAATAATTTGATGTGTTGTTATTGGGTGTGGTTTAAAATATACATTATCACCATATTTTTGTTTGATCCACTTAAGCTTGTTTAAACATACATTTTCTCTAACCTTGTTTGAGCCAGGTAAAACAACTATTGCGTTTTTAGCTGGATACTTGGTAGACACATCTTCTCTGTCTGTATATTTGTTATTGTCATTATTTACAATTTTATCTACAAACCAAGAGTGATAATCAACTATCTCGCTATCATTATCATGCCATGCTTCCTGCATTTGTTCATTTCTTAGTTTGTAATTTAAAGGTTGTAAATAAAAACAACCTGCATATTCTGTGTATGCTAGGGTTTTAAAGTAAGGCATTTCTTCTGCCATAACATCATAGCTAGTTTCTAAACCCATTTCACTAGCTCTTCTAATAACATAGCCCTCAACTTGTTCTAAGTCATATAGGCTTTTTGATTTTTTAAGAGGTCCAATTCTACCTTGGAGCTCTTTTTTATTGAACATTTCCATATAATTAAATTTAATTTGTTGTATTTATAATAGTTACATGTTTTTACACTTTTCTACCTACCAGCACTGAACGGTTGATCTCCTAACTGACCATGGTTATCACCATCATACCAGTTTGTATTAGTTGATCTAGTCGTATTAAATGTTGTAGTAAACGTGGTTATTGTGTTAAATGTGGTAACAGTAGCTGTTGTTGTATTAAACGCAGTTGTTGTTGTCGTATTAAATACTGTTATAGTAGTAGTACTTGTATTAAACAAAGTAGCTGTATCAGTACTAGTTTCAAATGTTGTTACTGTAGCTGTAACTGTGTTGTAAGCTGTTATTGTACTAGTCGATGTGTTGAACACTGTTGTTGTCGATGTGTTAAATGTTGTGGTCGTAGTAGTGCTTGTATTGAATACAGTATTAGTTGTATAAACAGTGGTTGTCTCCCTACTAGTTGACGTAGCAGTACTTGTATTATACGTTGTTGTATAAAATGTAAACGTTTGAGTACTTGTATTAAATGTTGTCGTAGTAGTAGTAGATGTATTATAAGCTGTTACAGTAATAC